ATGGCGCGGGAATGGTCAGAGGACAAGCTAGAAGCCTTTGCGATGGAATGGAAGGCGCTTGAGGCGGCGGGGGCCGAGGTTGCCGAGGTGCAGGTGGTCGGTAATCGCATCATAGGCCACCCGTCCGAGGACTTTACGCGTCACCTTGAGAAATGGGGCGTGGCGACATGGTAGGCACTCTGCGCATAGAGGGCGAGGCCGAGTTGAACCGCGCGCTGGCCAAGCTGGGCGAGGATGCGGAGCGCCACATTGCGGACGCAGTGAATGCCACGGGTCTGGAATTGCGCGGCGATATCGTGAAGCGGTATCAGCGCGGCCCGGCTACTGGCATCGTGTATCAGAAAAGCAACCCGACGCGGACGCACCAGGCATCTGCTCCCGGAGAGGCTCCGGCAACCGATACGGGGCGGCTAGCGTCGGGTGTTGTGTTTTCCCGAATTGGACGGCTGGCGGCAGAGGTGGAGAGCAAAGTTGCCTACGGCGCAATGCTGGAATTTGGCACGCAGAATATCGCGATGCGCCCTGCATGGCGTCCCGCCGTCGAGGCAATGCAGCCCAAGTATCAAAAGCGGCTTGAGCGCGCGCTGAAAAAGGCGATGGGGCTATGAGGACGGGGGCACTACAGGCCGCGCTCTACACCAAGTTGACGTGCTCCTCGTCGCTTGTCGAGGCGCTATCGAGCGAGTGGGGGCTTGATCCTGTCTTTGACCATGTGCCGCAGGTGCCCGACCCGCAAAACGATGCGTATTTCCCCTACATCACCGTTTCTCAGGTGACGGCAAACCAGTGGGATACGGACGGCACCAATGGGGCATCCGCGATTGTGCAGATCGACGTGTGGTCTCGGATGCGCGGGCTATTGCAGGCGAGGGACATTGCGCAGCGCGTCTATGATCTTCTGCACTACCAGCCTCTCACCATCACCGGAGCCACTCACATCTGGACGGGTGTGGAGAGCGTCGAGGGATCAACCGACCCGGACGGGAAGACCCGCCGGGCCATGCTGACGGCACAGGTGGTTTACGATGCGATATAGCGTGTCGTGGCAATCTGTGCTAAACCTGCAAAGTAGCAAACATCACTTTGCAAACTTGGAAAGGAAAGATCATGGCGGCAAGTAATGGGCGCGCGGTATTGGTCGCCATCGGGGCGGCTAGCCTTGCGGATGAGCTTCGCACCAAGACTGTCAACTTCAACGGCGATCTGGTCGATGTGACGACTGATGGTGATAGCGGCTGGACCACCACGCTTGACGGGACGTTCAATACCATGAATGTCACATTGGCGTTGGAGGGTGTCCTGAAAACAGACACGCTGACCGACATGGCGTTTACTGGCACGCAAAAAACCATGACGATTACTATCGGCAGTCTGTTTACTCTGAACGGTGATTTCCAGTTCCAGCCGGGTTTCAGCATCGGTGCTCCGCATGACGGCGAAACGACATTCTCGGGCACGCTGCAATCGGTCGGCACCATCGTCAAGGCGGCTGTGGTCTGATGGCTGTTTTTCGTGAGCTATCGTTTTCCTACAATGGCGATGAGGTTCGCATTGTCCCCTCCCTCGCCTTGCTGCGGCGCATCAAGGCGCGCGGTATCAACAACGTGGTGCTGGCAAACAAGTGCGTCCGCGGCGGCGTTGACGTGGAAGACCTGGCAATCGTGCATTCTGAGTTCATGGCTGAAGCCGGTCAGCCGATTAGCGAAGACGAGAGCTATCTGTATCTGACGGGGCCGAATGTCTCCGAAGTGCAGGAATTTCAGATGGCGTATTGTCAGGCGGTTCTGCCGGGTGTTGACCTCGGAAAAAAGCCCGAGGCCCGCGCGACAAAGCGGAAGGGAAAAACGCGGGCAAAGCCGAAGACCTCGACATAAGCACGCTCTATTGCGTGTGTCGTGATTGGGGTATTGCGCCGTCTGAAATCTGGGGCATGACAATATCGGAAATGGCCCATGAGTTTGAATGGCGCAGGCCGAGCATGAAGGGCGATTACGCGGGCGGCATGACCGAGGGCGATATCGAAAGCATCCGCGAAGAAAGTGCGGCTCTGCGGAAATGGATCGAGGAAAAACGTAATGGCGTTGCCGCCGCTTAAGGTAAGGATCGGAGCCGATACGGACGCGCTGTCCAAGGGGCTTGGTCGCGCCAATCGTGTGGTGAAGGGCTTTGCCATTGCGGCGAGCGCGGCGTTTGTCGGGGTATCTGCGGCGCTCTCTACCATGACCGTCAAGGGTCTGGCAGCGGTGGACAGTCAGGCTAAGCTGGCTCGCTCAATGGACGCCACGGTAAACGGTTTGCGGGCGGTGCAGCTTGCGGGCGGTGACGCTGGCGTATCTCTCGGGGAATTGAATACCGCAGCCCAGCAGATGAACCGTGAGCTTGCGCGCGCGGCGGCGGGCACTGGGCCTGCCGCCGAGGCTCTCGGAAAGCTCGGCTTGCGCGCGCGCGATTTGCAGGACCTTGATATTGACAAGAGGCTCGCACTCATCGCGGACAGGACGAAGGCGCTTGGTCTGTCAGCCGGTCAAACCTCTGATATCATGCGTGACTTGGGCGTGCGGTCGCGCAATATGGCGCTGTTGCTCACGCAAGGGGGCGATGCAATCCGGGCCGCGCGCGAGGAAGTGCGCGAGTTTGGCTTGGAATTGTCAGACGCACAGGTGGCCGGGGTTGAGAGGGCTAATGACGCGGTATCTCGGATGCGCCTTATCTTTGAGGGACTTGCCCAGCAGCTTGCGGCAAACGTAGCCCCGGCGATGGAAAGCGTTGCCGTCCGGTTCAGCGAATTTTCCAAGAGCGACGCAGCGCGCGAGGCGATAAGCCGGATCGCTGATGCCTTCGGGCGTCTGGCGGAGATTGTTACGTCCGGTGATTTTCTCGGCGTTGCGGCCAGTGGTATCGAGACGCTTGCCGGGCTGATGGCCGGGGCGGCGGAGGCGGCGGTGCTGTTTTCTGATAATATCGAGCTTGTCACGGCTGCAATGGGCGGGTTGGCAATAGCCATCGCTGCGATGGGCGGGCCGCTGACTATTATAGTCGGTCTGATCGGGGGCGCTGCCTTTGGTATGGCGTCGCTACTCAAGTCTGGCAAGAAAGGCGCGGAGGGTCTCGATAAGGCTAAGCGCGCTTCTGATGCTCTGAACAGGGCGCTCGGCACGTTTGCCGATGAGGCGAGCCCCGCTGCGGCCCGCGAGGCGCGCGATCTTGCGCGGGCTAATCTTGATATCAAGAAATCTGCACTGCAGGCGGCGCGAGCCGAATTGGCGAAAGCGGATGCCATCGCGGAAAGCGATAGGCGTGTCGGGAATGTGTCCGGTGGCCCAGATGCTGTAGACGTGCGGCGCGAGCAAGTGCGCGCGCGAGTCGCGGAGATTGAAGCTGAGATTGGAGAATTGGAAAGGCTCGACGAGGCTCTTAGTGAAAAGGCAAGAATTGGCGGTGTCCGGCCCCGCGCGCGGCCTATAGATAGTGGAGACGATGATGACGATATCCTTGGCAACGGATTGTCGGTAAAGGACCAGATGCAATCGCGCCTTGATGCTCTATTGCAGGGTCTGCAAACAGAGCAGGAGGCTTTGACCGCATGGCGCGAGAATAGCCTGGAAACGCTGCGCGAGGCTCGCGAGGCGGAGCTTATCACCGAAGAAGAATTCCGGCTCAGAAAAGAGCAGATCGAAAAAGAGCACCAAGACCGCATGAGCGAGTTGCAGCGTAGAGAAAGCGCGGCCCGGCTGGATTCAATCCAGGGCGCTCTCGGAAACTTAGCCTCTCTGATGCGCACCGAAAATGACAAGCTGTTCAAGATCGGCAAGGCGGCGGCAATTGCGAATGCCACGATATCCGGTTACGAGGCCGCTGTTCATGCGTGGGATAAGGGCATGGCAATAGGTGGCCCGCCCGTCGCCGCAGCGTTCACGGCGGCATCTCTTGCGCGCACGGGTGCGCTGATAAGCAGCATCGCCTCGCAGTCCCCGCGAGGCAGCGGTAGCGGGGGTGGGGGTGCTGG